TTTTATTATTCCCATTTCTACAGCTTTAATAGCAACGTTCCTAAGACCTACATTTTCATCATTAGCGAGATTTAAAAATAAAACAGGGTTTTGTTTAGCCATCATCATAAGATCTCTTTTTATTTCTGAAGACTTCATTGAAGAAACTTTTGTTCCTTGTTCTACCCTTACTATTGCTTCTGCTTGTTCTATTTCCATTTCTCTTGCCGCGTTTAAAGCATCTATTTGAAGCTCTAAATCATCTAAATCCTCAACTGCTTCTACAGCTGAATCAAACTCATCGTATTTATTACCTTTTAAAGGATGATATAAAGACAAAAGTTTTTGAAGATTTTGTAATTCTCTAGGAACTGACAAAACCCCTTCGCGAAAAGTTATATGACCTAATGTTGACTCACCGCTTTGTTCATCAACAAAAGGAGAGTTTTGATTAGTAGCATACCTTAGTTCTCTTTGCTCTTTATTTTCTTCGTCAAACCAAAGTAATGGATATCTTCTACTATGCCTTGATGGTATAGTGTGAGTAACAGGAGTGTGAGGTCCTTTAAGTAGATATGTTCTATCTTTTATTTCCCAAGAAGGTTTTTTAATTCTTGGTGTTTCTACCACCTTTGGTGGTGTTGGTAATTCCTGAGGAGCAACCTCAACTTTTTTAGCTGTAGCTTTTTTAGCCATGATATAATATAATTAAATAGTTTTAAAAAAAGTAAAGATTACCCCCGTCAAAAAGACGAGGGTAAAAATTACAATAAAATTGCTTATTTATTAAGCTGCGTTAAACAACACAAAGTTGTTAGCACCTTGAGTAACAAGACATCTTTCAGAAAGGAAGTTAACTTCCATTGCATCTAAAGAAGAAGTATAAGCTCCTCCAACAGATCCAGTCAACCAAGACTTCATTCTTCGGTCATCAGTTTGCGAAGCGCGGTAACGCACGTGCAAGAATGGTCGACGAATATTAGTTCCTAAAACCTGGTCATAGACAGTAGAAGTTCCAGCAGGAACTAAAACACCATCAATACTTGGCTTAGCAACACCACCTCGAGTTGAAGCATCGTTAAGATATTTCCAATCAGTCTTATAGAAGTCATAAGAACCTCTTCGGAAACCTGTAAAACCTAAGTTTAACGCCATTTCTTCAGAATTCTCAAACAAGCCATAAGCTGTTCCACCTTGTGCGCCTGCAGAAACACCAGCAAGCATATCGTCAATATCCAAAGACATGTCTCTGTTTAAGAACATCATGTTTTCTTCAATAGCTCCTTGAGTGTCAAGGTTTTTAAGAACATTATCAAAAGTACCTAATCGATCAGCTTGAGCTGTTAACGCTGCAAATCCAGTAACAACGTTTCCGCGTGACTTGATAGCTGCAAATAGACCTTCTGTTCCTTTGGGTACAGCCGCGTTAGCGTTAGCTCCTTTAAGCTCACCTTCAATAACAGACATTTCTAAGTAGTCTTCAAAGCGCAAGCGTGTTTCAGCTTCAGCCTTCATGTACCACAAGTATCCGCTAGTTCCAGATTCTGTAGCAACTTCTACCCAACCAATTTGAGCTGTATCTGATCCGTTGATCACATACTTGTCTCTAATAATAATAGGAGAGTTGTTGTACTGAGTGAAAGCAGGCGTGATGCTTTTTTCACGTAGATCGCTAGATCCTTTATCGTATTCTGAACCGTAAACAAAAATCTTAAGATTAGTTTTACCGGTAAAGTCTACAACAGCTCCGTGAAGAGTTGCTTGAGTATAAGGTCTAACTGTTAAGTCATAGTTACCTGTAGTACCACTAGTACCTACTACTGCTTCAACAATACACTTTAACTCTGCTCCAGTTGCTGGCTCCATAACTACAATTGTTTGTAGTGCTGAAATAACGCCTTGAACTGTTGCTGATTGAGCGATTCTAAGGTTTGTAGTAGAAGTACAAGATACACTTTCGTAAGAAACGTGTAAACGATTCTGTTCAGACCATATAACTTGATCAGAAGTCATTGGCATCTCTGCACCAACCATACGTAAGAAACCAGACAAAGTCCTGTTTCCGTAACGCTCTACTTCTTGTTCATAAATCTCTGGAAGGTACTGCTGAGAAAAGTTTTTTCCATTAGCACCTGTAAAATCCAGGTAGTTAGTCGCCAAAAGCTGTTGCTCTTGCGACGGTGTAATTGAGCCAAATACTGGGCTCACTGGGATAACTGCCATAATTATTTATTTTAAATTTTAATTTTCTTAATTGTTAATTTTGAAGAATCATTTGAATTACCGCCTATCACTTTTACTTTTATTCCATTAACAAAACCATTTGTTTGAGCAGTTGCTCTGGGTTCTGCGCTTGGGTTTTTAGATCCATCGACTACCTCTCGGATTGCGTCGGCTTTTCCTTGTTCGTAAAAATGATTAGCAATAGTATCTACATTTTCAGCAGCATAAATAGCCTTATGATAACCTTTTGAATCTTTTATTTTGCCTTGATTGTCAAAGAACTTCCCGACTAGGTTTGTTATATTAGATTGTTTATCAGCTAGTTTATTTAGATCTTGAACACCATACCTAAACTTTTTTTGACCTACATTGAAATCAAAACCTTTGAAATCAGAGTTAAAATAGTCTTTAGTTTGTTCTACAAAATCATTATGTTGCTTAGATGCAGTCTCCTGCTCCTTCGTGTAGCGATCGAAAAACTCCATAGCTTTTTGTTGCTCCTGAGTTACGCCGGGTCTCAACTTGATATCGTCGTAGTATTTACTCTTAGTGCTTTCCAAAAAGTTTTTTGCTTTTGCGATTTCTTCTTTCATTGCGAGTTTCTTTTTGCGGATCTCTCGCTCCTCTTCTAGTTCTTCATCAAATGAAAAAGAATCTTCCATAAGAAAGTCTACTTCTTCATTATCTAAATGTGGCTTTGTTTGCTTATAATATTCTCTAAGCAATGTGTTATCATCAACATTAGAGTAATCAGCATTAAGTCTCACATAGTCTTCTATAGTTCCACCTGTCTCTTCCATAAAAGAAACAAGCTTTTCAATATTTTCTGGTAAAGGTTTACCTGTTTCTTCAGCTTGCTTTTTAGCTTCTTTAACTTCTTGCTTTACTTCTTCAACTTCTTCTTCTGTTATTTCTTGCAAGAGCACTGATGACTCTTCTTTTGAATCTTCAGCTTGAACGGTGCTTTCCCCTGGTGATACTTGTTCACCCACTTCTTGTACAACTTCGGTTGGTTTATCTGCAACCACTCCTGTTGTTTCTTGCTCTGTATCGGCATTGTTTTCAACTTTTGGTTCAGAAGGTATAACCACTTTAGTTACTTCTTCTTCTTTTTTTACCTCATCTTGAGGTTTTGACAAATTAACTTTTATAATCTCATTGGTCTTGTTTAAGTTTTTCATCTTTCTTTTAGACTTCTTTATTTTAAAGTCGCCTTCTTGTTTTACTGTTTCTGACATAATATAATATAATTAAATAAATAAAAGATTTATTCTGGACCTAATGACCCAAGATTAAACCCACTTAAATCATCATTACCTTCAGATTCAAAATTTATAGGTAATAAATCATTTTTTCTTTGATCAATCATTTCTGATTGTTGTGTTCCTTGTATTCTTGTTCTTTTATCTTTTCGATCTTCTATTTCTTTTTCTCTTTCTAATTCAACACCAGCTCTAGCTTTTGCTAATTGCATTTGATAATTAAATTCTTCAGCCATGAGTTCTCTTTTTATTTGAGCCTCGTTTTGCATACGCTGTATCTCAAATTGAGATTTAGCCTGCTCAAGATTTACTTTTTCTTGAGTTAAGGCTTGTTGCTTTTGAACTTCTGCCATTGCCGCAGCTTCTGTTGTTTGAGCATTTGCTTGAGCTTGTGCTTGTATATTTTTTTGAGCTGCTTCTTGCTTTTCTTTTTGTTTTTGAGTTTGTTTTAATTTTAAAAACTGATTAGCTAGTTTAATATTATTTATTTCTCTAATATCTATTGCATCAGAAAGATCTATTGATTGAGTTTTTAAAGCAACTTGAATATTTTGTTCAAGCTTAGCTTTTTCTTCTTCTTCTGGTTCTAATTGCAAATAAATACCAAAATCATGAATTTGTAAATTCATTAATTCTTCTAAAGTTTTTGTGTTAAATGTACTTACAGAGTTTTTTAAAGAATTTTTTGTTAAAGGATTTGATATTAAATCTGCTGCTTTTAAACTTATATTTTCACAAGTTCTTAAACCTATATACAATAAAGAATCTAATAAGTGCCTTGTTGCTACATTTGAAGCGTTAGCTGCCATTTTTTGCAAACCAACTAAAGCGTCTTTATCAGGCATACTTCCATCTCTTGCTTCATTTAATCCAGTTACATCACGTATCATTTGTAAGTAATACTGATATGTACCAATTAAACTTTGAATTTTAGCTTGACCAGACGATGATGATAATTCTGATATTGGCACTTTACCTGCATTCATACCACCTTCTTGAGTAAGTGATCTACCAACTATAGAACCAGTTTGGAAATACATGTTTAAAGCTTCAGCTGGGTTGTAATTTGTTCCATTACCTAAATCTACTTCAGCTAAACCGTCCATATCTAAAAATACACCATCAGGTACTATTCTTGACATTACTTGTTGCAGTTTAAGATGAGTAAGTTGTATCATATCTGCAAAGCCACATATTTTGCCTACCATAGATTCAATTCTACCTTTATATATTCTAGGTGCTGATATACAATAATTCATTTCAACTTTTGTAGTATCGGCATATGGCCTAGTCATGTTTTCTGCTAGTTTCCATTCTAACATATAGTTATTTCCTAAAACTTTAGCGCCAGTATATAAAACTTCTATTGTTCTAGTTACTATATCATATCTATCACTTTCTGGAGGATTATAACCATCAAACTTAACTAAAGCTTTTTCAAGACCTTGATCTGTTTTCTTTATTTTAAAAACCTGATCATGATATGTTTTATATTCAAAATACATTACTTGTATTGTGTTTTGATCATAATTACCCCAACCTGTTATATATTGAGAATTACCAGGCATTTGTTGTATTTTAAGTAATTCTTTTTCCGGTATACTTGGATATTGCTTCTTTAACTCTGGTATAGTTATAGATTTTACTTCGCCTATGTAATAAATATCTTCAAAATTAGGGTTTTCGGTATATGAATAAACCATGTAAGCAGGATCAACATAATCAATTTTAATACCTTCTGTTTTATTAAATTGAGTTTTACAAGCTCCTATACCTATAACTGCTAAATCATATGCTAATCTTTTTTTAGTTTCTTCATATTTGTTGCTTGCTAAAACATTATTTATAACTTCTTCCTCAGCAATTTCAACTTGTTGTTTAAAGTTCATTTGCATGTATAAATCTAACTCTTCTTTACTAGCGGGTAATTCTTCAGGATTAGACGTATTAAATATATCTACATTTAAATTTTCTTTAAATTCACTAAGAACTGGTTTTAGATTTATATCTCTTAAAACAGCCTCAGCGTATTTTGTTTTTTCTTGTACAGAGTATGGGTCTTGCGCAACAGTGTTTATTTGATATCCTTTTTCAGACATTCCATTAACAACAATATCTACAAACTTAGGTATAACAGCAACTGGTGTCCAGTCTAAATTAAGATAAGATAAATCACCATTTATAGACAACTCATCTTTATATTTAGATACAGACTGCTCTCCTCTGGCATATAACCTTAATTGGTGAAAATTACTGTAGCTTTGAGCATATCTATTTCCTGATCTTCCTTCTTGAAACCATTCTCCTTCAATAGCTCTACCTACTTGAATACCATATTCTAAGCTTGAT